CATTGAGGCAATCATCGCCGAGATTCGGGCTTTGTTGAGGTCCCTGAAGGACATCGGGCTCTACATCACGGGGGACTGGGCGTTGTTGGGCTGGCCCCCGGAAGACCTCCGTGGGGGGTATCAGGCGTTCGAGCGGCGGATGATCGCTCGGATGACGGACCGCACGGACCCCACTCGCCCGGATGCGCCCAGCACTACGAAGGTGTTGGGGCTGTTCGGCTACGTCTCGGTGGACCCCAGCGACTTCGAGCGGCTGATCAACTTCATCATCATGATCATGCGGTTGTTCGGGTTGAGCTTCCTCCCGGACACCTCTCGGCTCCCAGTGCCCACCATCCAGACCATCACCTACGGGGCAAAGGCTCTGGGGGTTGGAGGGGCCTTTCAGTTCCAGCCCTTGGCCAAAGCCCTGGGTTCCTGGGATGGGACACCTCCCCAGAAAGCTCGGGTGATCTGGGTGACCCAGCCTGCGTCGCAGAAGTACCCGCTGAATCCGTTCCCGATGGTGGGTCCGTCGGGCTACCTCATCACGGTGTCTACGCTGCCGGAAGGCATCCCGTTGAAGTTTGCTCGTGTCCGGGCGAACACGGACAAGAAGCCTGCTGACGGGGATAAGAACAAGCTGGTGCAACCCAGGGAGTATGGGGTCGTTCGGGACAGCATGGGTCAACCCATCGTGCTCCACGGTGGGGCGGAGATGCTGAAGTTCAAGGGCACTCAGTTCGAGTACAACAAGAACATGACCGACAAGGGCGTCCCTCGGGATGGTGCTTGTCAGGTCTTCGGCACCTTGGGACCAGCCTCGAACGATGTGGTGCCGCTGGAGAAACTGACCCAGACGGAACCGGCAGCGTTGGGGGAGCCTGGAGATGGCAAGGGGAAGGACTTCTTTTTCCAGCGAACCTTCCTCATCACCGATGGGGTGACCCTGGCTCAGTGGTTTGCTGGGGAGTACAGCGCGGTCTTTGACCTGGCGGACTTGCCCCTGCACGGGGAGCTTGAGCGGAGCCCTTCGGGTCAAGTCAAGATCAAAAGCCTTGGACCGGCATCCACCTACTACTTCCGGGTGTGGTCCACGGGCAAGCAGGTCGCGACCAAGGCTGCGGCCCCGAAGTGGGACTTTGCCCAACCCACACATCAGGCGTCCACACCAGGACAGCCCTTCGAGGTGAACCTGCTCAGTGGTCCTTCTTCCATCGGCAACCCCAGTCAGGTACGCAAGGCGGCGTTCGTGACTGCAAACACGCAAGAGTACCTGAAGGCCCTGGAGACGGCCTTGTTGGTGCTGGTGCTCACCCGCTCCGACCTCCCCCTGCTCAACCAGGTTCCGGGCAAGACCCCGGAGGTCAAGGCCAAGTATGAGGAGGGCACCTGGGTGGCTCAGGGGGTCGCCAAGGAGATCACGGGTCTTGAGGATGCCGCCCACCTGCTCAAGCGGCTCTACTCGGACCCCCAGAGCCTGGAGGTGCCAAACCAGGACCCCATCAAGTGGCGGGGGGACTTGTACTACCGCATCAAGGCGCTGGCCCAGGAACTGTACGAGCTAAAGGGGGCCAGCCCTCGGCTGGAGAAGGTCGTCGTCGAAGGCTCGAAGAAGCTCCGAGCCCTCACCGTGACTGACCTTGTGGATGACCTGGAGCAGGGGTGGAGAGGCCGTTTTGGGGCGTGGAAGGAGTCTGTGGATTCACCCCCGCCGCTGTTGGAGTACCTGAACCCAGATCGCCTCTGTGGGACAGACCCCAACTTTGGTTTTGCACCCAACATCTACTCGTTGGGCCTCAAGGACACCCAGGTCGAGGAGTTGTTCTTCGAGAAACTGAAACTCTTGCTGTGGGACCGGGAACGGGCCTTCTACATGTTCAACGACACCGCGATGGAACTGTCCTTCGAGGTGGCGGCCAAGGACGTTCCACGAGTCCTGAATGACCTACCGCACAGTGTGCGGCGGATCTACGAGAAGTGCATCCAGGAGGACGGTTCGATCCTTGTGCCCGATGCGTTCCGGCAGGCTCTGACCGAGAAGAACGAGATGGCACGGGTGTTCAGTTCCGGGGACCTCACTCCCGTGGTGGTGACCAACCGGCAAGAACTCCTGGGGTTGTCCAGGACGACCAATCGTTTCATCGAGGAGATGGATGCTCGAAGTGCGATTTTCGACGCGCAGGCCGCCGAGGAGAAGGCACGGGGGCGGAGGCTGACGGATGCCGAGATTGCGGCCTACATCCAAAAGGCAGATGCGGTGTCGATTCCGGTGGGGGTCACTTTCACCCGAGGGGCTTTGGCCAGCGTGCAGGAGGGAGCAGTAGGCCAGTCCCCCATCTTGGCGGAGGCAGCTTTTGTTCTTCGGACGGCGGCGGCGGTACGTCCGGTGGTGGCCGGGGAGTGGATTGCTCTCCGCCTCTTCGACACCTGGCCTCAACTGGAGGAGTTCCTGCGGGCACTGGAGAACTGGGTCAAGGCCCTGGCAGAGGCAATCAAGTCCATCGCGGACGCCATCATCCGGATGATCGAGTTCCTTCAGGCCCAGATAGTCGAACTTCAGCAACTCATCCGGCGGATCAATGCCCTGATCCAGTCCTTCCTGAACTTCGCCTTCGCCCTCCCACAGTTCTCGGGGCTCGTCCTCCTGTCGGATGGCACGGATGGGCTTCTGGCGGACATGGTGTCGGCGACGAACAAGCCCTTCGACCCACCCTTGTCCTACGGTGGAGGGATCGCCCTTGTTGCTCCGTTTGCGCCGGGGTTCTTGCTCGACATCATCAAGGTGGCAACAGGAGACGGAGAGGGGCAAGACCTGGATAAGACCACTTCGGTGGCCCGCCCACCGGCTGCGGTCGGCACCGAAGAAGTGGAGCCCCCTCCGCAGCCCGCCCCTTCGGACGAGCCGGACGTGCTGTGAGGTAGAGGGACTATGCCGTCGTTCAGCAAGATGGGGGTCTTCCCCGCAGGCTATTTCCGGGCGACCACCCAGTGGCTTCTTCGGGAACGACGCGACGTGGCTGCTCGGATCGACACCTTGCAGACGGAACTGCTCCGAATCGGCGAGGTGAAGATGGCCTACCAGCCGGTCCAGGAAGGTGATGACACCCGCAAGACCTACCGTCGGATCGGGTTCACCGTGACGGTGGGTTCGAGCCTGGCGCGATTGGTTCAGGCGTACATCGCCCAAGGAGGCAACCCCTACGACATCTCGCATTTCCTGCACCCAGACACGACAGCTTGGGTGGAGACATCTGACGGGAAACTGGCTCGCCAGGAGGAGTACCCCGGAGGAGGCTTTGTTGCCCCCAAGTCGGCAGCGTACAACGAGCCCCTGGCCAAGCCCCTGTCAGACGATGGTTCGGCCATGCCCGAAGAAACGGGTTACGGAGCCTATCCCGGGGGCATGATGGACACACACAGGTACAACCCTGGTCGGTTGGGCGGCAGGTTGGACCGTGGGTCCTGGGACAGCAACACGGTCAACCGGGTGATGCACGATGTGCGGAAGTGGGCCAACAAGGAGATCAAGACCCGGCTTCAGGACATGGAGTGGAGGGTCATCAAGCTCTCGGACCTGGCAGAGCAACTGACTCAAGAGCGTGACCATGTTCTGATGGAGGCGTTCGCAGGGACGTTGAATGGGCTGCCGGAGTCCTTCCGAGATGATGCCCAATACGACTCCCGCCGCTTGATGCAGGTGATCATCCAGGACTTCTACGGGGTGCTCTACGAGACGACTCCAGGAGGGGTGACCTACGGCTTCAGGGCCAATGTCGCAGCAGGTGGCCTGCTGTTCATGTTCCCCGACGTGCCCGAGGACGCGGATGGCCCGATGGGGTGACGGTTTCGGGCCTATACCCTGCGAAGGGTGAGGAGGCTGTGAAGGAGCACCCGTGAGCCTGGAGTTTCAAATTGCATGGCCGCCCGAGATGCCCGAGATGGGCATCTATGAGATCCGATGTACCTCCACGGGGCAGGTCTATGTGGGTCAATCCCGGAGGCTTCGGGGTCGTTGGCGGGATCACCTCAAGGAGTTGAGGTCTGGTCGGGGTTGCCCCCGCTTGCAGAAGGTTTGGGATCAGTACGGGGAAGTCAGCTTTACGTTTCGGGTCCTGGAGGTCGTCACGGATGCGGGGCTTCTGACTGAACGGGAACAGCACTACCTTGACGCCCTTGATGCTTGTGGTCCCCAGGGGTTGAACACTCTGCCCCTTGCAGGCAGCTTCGAGGGCTACACCCCGGATGCCGAGGCACGGGCAAAGATCGGAGCGGCCACCCGGCAAAGGTTGGCTGACAACCCAGAGCACCAGCCGACGATGGTGGCCGCGTCCAAGGCGTGTGGCTACACGCCCACGGTGAAGCACTGCCAGAAGATTGGGGATGCTCAAAGAGGGGTATCCAAAGGCCCTATGCCGGAAGACCACAAGCGTGCAATCAGTGAGTCCAAGAAGGGGGTCGCTCCCGTGGCGGCGATTGCAGCCAAGACCGGATCAAAGCTGAGTGACACCACCAAGAGGCGGATTGGCGAGGCCAACAGCAAAGCGTTGAAAGGGCGACCCTGGTCACTCGCCCGCCGGGCGGCTCAGGAGCGTAAGAAGATGGAGGCCCAATGAGCCTCGAATATGCCCTTGCGTGGCCTTGCCCCCACCTGACGGTGGAGGAGGTCGTTCCTCTGGGGACGGATCGGCGAACGCTCGCCGTGCGGCAGCCTATTGCCTCCTCTGGCAGCGTCCTGGTCATGGTCAACGACAGCATCTACATCCCTCGGGATGGGTTGTTCTCCGCAGCCATCTTGTCCTCGTCCGTGTCCGGCCCCTATGACATCAAGCAGAACGAAGACACCCTGACGGTTGAAGCCTCCGGCGGTACGGCCACCTTGTCCTTCGGGGCCAAGGGGACCATTCGCAGGACCACGGATCAGGTGGTCAAGCTCATCCAGAAGGCCGGGTGGGAGCACGCCAAGGCGGTCAACAACAACGGCTACCTGGTGTTCGTGGACCCGAACAAGGTCGGCCCCTTCGCCTTCGTGAAGGTTCGTGGGTCTGCTGCTGCGGCGTTGGGCTTTGGGCAGCCCTCCGTGTCGGGTGCTCAGTGGGCCGCCTACGGGCAGGAGGTGTATCCAGGCTGGGACCTCTATGTCCGACCGGACGAGATCACCAACAGGTACATCCGGTTCCGCAAGCCGTTGCGGACAACTCCGCTGATCAAGGTGACTTACACGGTGCCCGTT